CGGCTGAATCTAAACGGCCGTAGCGGGTGGGCGCTCCACAGTACCTTTTTTTCTGAGCGGCTTCGAGGCGGCTTCGAGGCGACTAACGGAATAGACCGAGGCGGCGCCCCTGGAAGCGCAGGGCGTCGGCGTAGAACGCGGGTTGCATTCGTAGCGCTTCCTCGAACGCGGGTTTTAGCCATGGGTTACGGGGTATCACAACCGATTCGCGGGTCATGTCTTGCACCATCTTGATCTTAGTGTTGCGCTTACCACCAATAACTTTGAATATTCCTTTGGTCCTTCCTAAGTCTAAGAATACAAACTTACGCCCACTGCTGGCCGCTTCTTTGATTGTAACAAGGTTTCTTTGTCTGCGGCTTGAGCCCTTCGACCTGCGGTTCGTTAGCTGTATGTTGGCCATTTTGTTGGCTTTACGTGGTAGCCGTGTACGTGGCTGCTTATTGAGCCCTTGACCCGCAGCGTATGACGTGGAGATCCCCACGCCTTCCTTGCCTGTCTTAGATTTTATAGCGCCGAATTCCTGATCCTCTAGATAATCGGCTATTGAGCCTACAATCGCCTGTTGTCTAGATATCTGTAATGTCTTCGCCTGCTCCACTCTAACGCTCTGGACGGTGAACTTGTTACGATTTACCATCCCCGACTTAATATCCGCCTGAGCTATCGCACGGGTCGCAAAAGCGGAATCGTTGAGTGTCTTACGCGTTGCAAAAGGAACGGATTGTCTAGCGAACGTTTTAAGGTCGCTTTCTAGTCTTCGTATGTCACTGCTATTAACCACAAACATCGTATGTACTCCTGATAGTTGACTGATAATACCACACGGCCCCGTCAAAGCTATTCTAACCGATAACCCCGAACCATTGGCGAAATACCCCGCACTACGGGGTGTACTCAATCCCGCCAATCTAAAGGGCTACAACCCTGCTTACCTATTTACCCCTTACTTTTAAATTAGTTAGAGAATAAGATAGTAGTATAGGGGGAGGGTGTAGCCGCTACGGGGCGGCACGTAGGGACACGGACACATACACACGCTGTTCTCACAAAGTAATCGAGTGCGGGGTATTGGGTAGACTGGGCTGATAGGCCGTGTGGGCGTGGTCTGCGGGCCACCCCGAACCACTTTTAAAGTGCGGGGTGATTTGGGTAAAATGTGGGTTTTATTGACCTCTAGCCGCTACGAAGCCGCTACGAGGAGAGCGAAGCCGCTACGAGGAGAGCGAAGCCGCTACGAAGCCGCCACGAAGAGAGCGAAGCCGCTACGAAGCCGCTACGAAGCCGCCACGGTAATTAATTGTTTTTAGATTCTATGATACTGATCGCCGTTTTTACTTCATCACACGGTAGATCGTTACATTCCATAAATTCAACGGTTTTATACATCGCGGTTAGTGCTTCTTGGTCATATATGCTCATAATATTTTTACTCTCTTTGGTTGAAGGCTCATAGAGAGCCGATGTTATTCGCTTTTATTGTTATGCAAGTGCGGTAAGTGAAAGAGCGCTGAGTTTTGGGGGCGTCGCACTCCACGCTGTTGGCTGCTTTTACTGCTAGACGCTTGGCGTTATTTAATTCTATCTCTTTTTTCATTTGCTCAATTGACATGTTGTTTGCTCTGTTTGCTAAGTCGATAAATACATATTACGCTCTATTGACGGGTGTGTCAACATACAATAGTAATTAAACGTAAAAAACCCGCTACGGGAGCGGGTCGGCTTTTTCTCTTAGATATTCTTGCAGGTCTTCTATGTCCCGCCGGGTCTTAACGGCCTTTCGACCTTTGTCGTCTACCCGGTTCTTATTTAACGCGAGTATGACGTCGTCCGGGGTCTCTACGATTAATTTGTAGGCTTTCTTTTGCTCGCTCGTTTCATTAGCTTTTTTGTACATACCGCCTCTTGTTCCAATAGTTTACGCATAGTTATATTTAAGTCGGTGATCAAGCGTATGCGCTCCACGTCACGCGACAATAACCGTTTTTCTAACTCCACTATTCTAGCCTTTAAATCTGCCGTTTTCATTTGCTAATCGCTCCCGTAGGTTTTTAATCTGTTCAATACCCGTTTTAATGGCTCGGACTGGGTGGCTATCACCAACCGCCCAACGTAGCCCACACGTACACACGACCTCGTCGCTCTCCCGCCATTGCTTACAAGTAGACATACCACCTCCCATGGGTCCATACGCAACGATTAATACGCTGCGCTTTAAATTCGTTAAAGGCGACCCTAAGCACCGTCCCCAGGTCGGTCGATACTAATTTCATCGCGTTCTACCTCCTCTAAATATATGATCTATGGTCTGGTCGTTATGTAGGTCGCGTATCAAGTCGCCCGAGGGGCCATTTAAATGGCGAAGGGTCACATTAGCGCGTAGCTGCTTCGCCACCTCTAAGGCCACGGTGTCCGCTCTGATACGGGCCTCTAAATCTAAAATTTTGTTCTCTAATACGATGTACTCTACGGCGGCGGCGGTGTCTTGTAATTTCATAATAATCTACTCTTTGCTGATTGGTTAACGGTAGGTTACGCCCTATTGACCCCACCGTCAACATACAATAGTAATTATTTTTGTTTACTAGTCGTTAGGTGCCATTTGCCGCAATGGCGGCATGGGTATTCGTGAAGAGAGCGGCCCGCTTTTTTATGTCGGCCTAGTTTTTTAGTATAGTGCCGTCTTTGGCAAGTTATAAATTTTATCGCTTCTTTCGCCTCTTGTTTGTCCTAGTACGGTATTTTTTGACACATGCCTAGCTCCTTTTTACTTAGTTTTAAAAACGTCCGCCGCTTTACCTACCGCTACTGTCTGGGCGCCCTGCGCTTCCTGGTAGAGTCTGGATACTTCCGCCGACGTCTGTATATTGTAATTAATGTGGCCATTAGGAATAAATAACCGGGGCTTTTTGCCCTCGTCCATGGGTATAGAGTTATTGACGCGGCCACCTACTAGAGCCGGGTGCCAGTCGTAGCCGAGCGATTGCAATAGCTCGCGCCGTTTGTTATGCGGAATTGTACGGGTCGCGTGGATGCTGTGTAGTAACCGCTCTATAGCGACGGATGATATCCACCCACCAGCGAAGCCTGGGCGACCCTCTTCGACGGCCTCTAGTATTTCCTGCTCAACTGCTCCCAAGCTGGCGTTTATGGCGTCGGTGGTGCTGCTCGTCTCCGGTGCGCGATGCGCTGCGCCTGCGGGGTTTAGCTCGTCTGGTATCGCATAGTTGTGCAAATAGTTAGATACAATCGCGTAGCCACCAGCACGAAGCCAAGAATATAAGTTCGGGAAATAATTACCGCCCATACCGTCGCGGATTATGTCCTCGGCTATTTGCTGCGCGCAGTAAAATACCGAGAATCGGCGGTCGTCTCTGGTTTTGCGTATAGCGTCCTTATGGTTACTGTTCAATATGAAATTAGCGAAGTTGTCGCCCATAACCTGTCCTTGTTGCATGGCGCGCATTGCTAAACGGCTATTTGTGATCATGGGTTTTAGGACTTCGATTATCTCTTTTTTATGATCCGGGACGTAGACGTCCTCGACACCGATAAACAGCTTGTTAAATAACCACTCGTTAAACTTCTCCGCCAGTTCGTTAGCTGGTGGTAAATGCGTGTAACGGTCGCCGATTGCGAAGGCCACACACCGCGTAAAAAGTGTCTTACCGTTACCGGCTACGCCTTGTAAAAGCGGCGCCCATTGGAATTTTACGCCCTTATGCTGGATGCAAGCCGCCATGTAAGCGAGGAGGGTATCGCGGTCGCCCTTAACAGGTAGGACCTTTTTTAAATGCTCTAAAAACGGCTCGGGGTTGCCTTCTTGCTGCGGAGTCTCGACGGGTAGATATACGTTAACCATGGTGCGGTTGTCTTCTTTAAACAAAGCGCCCGGGGCCTCCAAGGGTCTAAACGCTAACGCCTCTGCTAACGGATACCTAACTATTTGTGATTCTGTAAATGCCTCCCACGCTTTGCGCGTTACTTTGTCCCCGCCGTCGTCTAGCTGAAAAGTGTAGCCGCCGTATGTGGCGTTAAACTGCTCGGGCTTAAGTAGGACGCCGTTAGGCGTAAAAACTTTATGTATGTCCTGTATGTATACGCATCCCTTAAAGTATTCTATTTGCTGCGAGGCGCCTAAATACTGATATCCGGTAAGTATCTCGGGCGACTGTATCTCGCGCCCAGTTGGCGCCGTGGCCGACTCTATGGGGGTGATAATCCGGCTCAGTTCTTCGACGGTTTTTTCTTTATTATCTAACCAAAATTTTGCTTTTGTTACTTTGCAAAACATTTCTATTAATGCCACTTCGCCGCCGCACTGGGATAACTTATCGGCCCTAACATTTGTAGCGTATTCGCGCTGTGCGTCACTGCTAGCCCGTAGCCGTACGCCGCCGAATTCCTGGGCGATAGAGTCGTCTAACACTGCGACCGAATAGACTGTCTCTTGCATAGATACGGCGTTAGTGATCGTACGCTCTAAATAATCCCCCTCTCGCACGGTCCATTTGTCACGGACTAGTTCCGATAGCCACATTAAATTCAGTATGCGCTCGCAATTGTTACCCGTCCAAAAAGCTAAATGTTGCGCGAGTGCCGCGTCGACTTTGCTCCGGTCTATATCGCCGAGCCCATGGTCGTCCGGGTAGCACTTTTTTAATAGCTCCTCGTTATTTTCCCATAAATCGCGAAATGTGGCTTTATTACCGAATATCGAAGCGGCGCCGCCGGTATTAATTGCGCGCTTAATAAGCTCGTCATTGTCATCGGTCCCGGTCCACTGCGCTACGGCCTCGGTCGTCCAATCCTCGGCACCGCTACCGACTTTTTTTAGCCAATACTCGGCTATGTAATCTATCTGGGACTGGTCCGCCGGGGCCGCTGCGCTGCCTATAATATTAGTGCCGGTTAAGGCTACGAATCTTTTCTCAGTGTAGAGATCAAAAAGTCCGATAGTATTACCCGTTAGCGGGTCCTTAGCTTTCTTTCTTCGCTGCTCTGGCGGCGTGGTCGGCGAGCCAGTACCGAAGATATGAAGCCCCTTGCCCGACTGCGACACCTCAACGGCGGCCCCAGGAAACCGGCTTATAAGCTCTAGAGCTATAGGCGACCATGTGGCCCCGTCCGGGAGTAAGCAGTCGTCCACGTCAAAAAAGTAAAAAGGGTCTGACTCGGTGAATACGAAAGCCACACCCCACCCGTCACCGTATTGGCTGGCGGTTTTAACGGCTGTATCGGAATCCGTCCAGATCGAAACGTCGTGAGCGTCTTTAGTTTCCCCCGCCAGATTACACGGGTACTTATTCATTTTACCGGGTATTTCTGGATTAGGTACTAACCTATAGATACAAAATTGATTATAAGCGGCGAAAGGCGCCAGGGCGCCGGGTAATTGGTGCATAAGATCCCCTTAATAAGTGGCTAGTATGGCGTGAGCTTCGGCCCTTAGTTCTGCCGGGGCTTTCTTAGCCTGCTCGTCTCCGTTTGCGATACCATGGGCCACAATGACCGCTAACGACTGCTTAACGGCGCGGCGCATGATCGCGGTCTTTAACTGGTCCATGCTGCCGAAATATCGACTAACTAGCCCCATCGAGACGCCCGCCGCTTCCGCTACCTTGTCACGCGTGAGCTTATTATAGTGGCCCTTTTGCGCCAATATCATGGCAGTGCTTAGGATATGCTCGCGACGTAGTTCGGGGTTTGCGCGTGTTTTGCTAACCGAGTGCGATATCTCCGGGATACGCATCTGGCGCAATTCTTCGACAAAATCAGAAAAATTACACCCCATAACATGCGGGAAGGACCCGTCTGGTATTCCTGCGCGCTGGCATAACCCCGAGCGGGATAAGTTAATTAAACCCGACCCCTTAACCATACATACGGCCACTTCTTTTACTTCTATTCGTTTTTTCATTTGCTGCTATTCCTGGTCATTAGATGCCGCGATACTATTACTAAGTGACCGCGCCGTCAATAGAAAATATAAATGTACTAAATATAACCCGGTCCTTACCCTCGCCGTAAATTGGCGTTTTAGGGTAGGGACTAGGCCCCATAGCTTCTAGTACTTGCCCCATAGAAACAAAACCCGAGTCTATCGACGGGCCCGAGCATAGCTTAGTATTATGATCAAAAGGTGTTACGTAAACTCTCATAATGTGCCCTCTTTGTTAGCGAAGGCCGCGTCGCCGCCTAGCCCCGCCACTATCTTTAAAAAATTTAGCTGTGCGAGTTCGCGTTTAGTGCCCGTGTAAACCCAGTTTTGCGGTTTTGCTTCTCTGGCGACAAATTGCCCGAGTATAAAACCCACATGGTCCTGGGTTATCGTGACGGGCCGCAGCCCTATTAAGTCGCTAGACTTTACTAACTCGTTCATCTGTTTAGAGTCGTTAGCGAGACCATATCGAAGAAACGACCCGTCCTCGGTGTAGGTGCCGCCGACATTATTACGCCATATACGGCCGCCTTTCTGTGTGGCTTCAATACGGATCTTAGTCTGGACAGCCGCTTCACTCTCCCCGTATAACGGTTGTGGATCGGTGCTTATCAAACCGAATTCCCGGCGCAGGTCTTCGACGGCTTCTATAGGTACTCCCCACTTAATCGACCACGTTAATAAGTTCATTTAATTATACCCTCTAGGTCTTTGTTGATTTTTGATAATAGGTCTAACGCTTGGACAGACCCCAATGATTGAGCCGACCAAACATCCACCCCGAATTTAAAATAAAAGCGTCGATAACTCTCGCTGTCTTCGCGTTTTAATGCTCTCTGATACCCACCCCACCAGGCTAGCGCCTCGCGTAGATGTACTTGGGCCGCCTGCGCCTCTTTATGCTCTAACACGGCGGCCTCTTGCTTTGCTACAAACCTTTTTACGTTAGCTAGTTGGATCAAAAGTGGCACCCGACTAGCTGCTAGCTCGGACCTATACACTTCTTTATCTTTAAGCGCGGCGCGAAATGCTTCTAGGTCTTGGTCGGCGGCGTCTATCTCTCCGCGCATTACGGCCAACGCTGCGGCGTCTAGTTCTATTAGGTCCCCGTCTACTTGCTCCGGGGCGCTTCTACCCGCAGGGGCGGAGATGTGGCCACAAAAGGGGCAGGCCTTGTATATGCGCTCATAGACTGCGGTACAACTAGGGCACGCGGTAACGGGGATCGAGTCGTCTGATTTGCCTTTACTTTTTTTATCCCGTCGTTCTAGGGTCCATGTTCGGGGCGCATCGGGTAAACCGTGGCGCGTTACGTTGCCTACGTGGTCGATTATGATAGCGAATGTTTTGCCGTCTAATAGTCGTAAAGCGCGGCCGAATTGTTGCACGTATAACGCGTAGGACTCGGTTGCCCTCGCCATTCCGACCACTTCTATAGCCGGTAGGTCGAAACCCTCTCCGAATAAATCCACATTCACTAGCTGCAGTAGTTGGCGGTTTTTAAACTTTTTTAATATTGCGATACGTTCGGAGTCGGGAGTTTTAGCACTTACCACCGCTGCAGGGACGCCCGCTTCGTTAAATCTAGTCGCTACTTCGGTGGCAGTCTCGACGCTATCGGTAAACGTTACGCCCAGTTTATTAGGGGCGATACGTAAATAGTGCGCGACGACGTCTCCGATTATATGCGACTTTTTAACCGCGGCTTTTAATTTAACATGACTAAAATCCCCGTTCACG